AACAACATGGTCGCCATTATATATGGGCGTGGCGAAGCATGGAAAGCCGCCCATTAATTTCCCTAGACACTATGTTAGGGAAGCAGCTGATGATCTACTTCGTGTAGTGAAGCGAGCAAGACCAATTTTGCGCGATACAACAGGAGCCATGAGATTTATGACAACGGATGAAGCCATTTTTGGAATCGCGGGGGTTGTCAATTCAATGGATATGACGACATCCTGCGGTTATGGGTGGAAGAACTGTGGACCGGGAAAGCGAGGATTGATCAACATTGACGCAAAGACTATTTCACCTGAGTTACGTTTGCGTGTCAACGAAATGGAGAGGAAGTTCCAGAAGAACATAATACCATTCATTCTGGCCACAGATTGCCTAAAGGACGAAACACTACCGCTACCTAAGATTGCTAAAGAAGGACATACGCGTATCATTTCGACTTTACCAGTGGATTACCAAATTCTGCTGCGTAAATACACGATGCCATTTATTATCGCATATCACGCTTACAATCTAGAGTGTGAGCATGCCATTGGCATTTGTGTTTCGGGACCACATGAAATGCAATTTGACAGGTTAGGCAAGAAAATGGAAGGAAAGATCGTGGCTGGAGATTTCTCTAACTTCGGACCTGGTGCTAATGCCATTGTGGCAGACGAATGTTTGCGAATAATATCAGCATGGTATAAGCACAACAAAGCACCACCAGAGTTTTGTGCGACTCTTGAGGCCGTATTGCAGCCCCTAATATGCACACCACATTTGGCATACGATAAAGTATATCAGACTTGTTCCGGGATAATTTCCGGGAGCGCGATTACAGTAGAGTTGAATTCGTTGATTCATTGTATCTACATGCGAGTTGGAGCGCTAGGGATGGGAATTTCATTACGTGATTTTAACGGCGAGGTCACCATGATCACCTACGGTGATGACGGCCTGATGAAAGTCTCTGATTACTTAATTGATAAGTTCAATGTGGCCACTTTGCGCGATTTTTTCGCGAAATATAATATCCGATACACTAGTGTTGATAAGTCCGACATTGTAATTGCATATACCGATTTAG